AAATTTTTTCGTCCATAGTATCTCCTTTTACTTTGTTTTTGAGAACAAATCAAGAGCTGGCATGATAACTGTTACATCTCTTTGCACATCTTCTTCAGGTATATTAGCAGCTTTTAAAGCTTCTTCATCCTTATATACTTGACCTGTTTTCTTGTTTTTAATTGTAGTTATTATTTTTTCTGGTGTTATTTCTAGCATTATGTTGTTACCTCTTTCTTAATGTTAAGATAGCTTACGCCAAATGTAAAGGCATCTGCGCTACCTGCTTTAATTGTTAGCGTGGTTCCACCCACGACTATTAACGGTTGTGTTAATAATTCTTTACTTTGATTAGCTACTAACGCTGCTGACTGTATAACAACAATACCATTGTTAGTAACGGTAGGTGTAGGAGTTCCTGCAGATTTAACTATAATTGATTTAATAATATAAGTTTCACTTACCAAAGGATTACCTGAACCAAACGGATTTTTTTCTGTGTTATCTGTATTAGCATTTAATCCTACAAATTTGTATTCGTTTATTACTGCCATTAATCTAAAAAGAGACTTCTAGCCTCTATCTCCTGTTTTAATTCTTCTTGAAACGTTGAGTTTAATTTCTCTAACACCGCATCTAAATCTCTAACTAAAGACTGTGCTACATCTTCTTCATACTCTGGACTTGCTCTTGTTAATGATTGTACTATTTTTGCCATTATCTTCTTCCTCCTGAGTGAATATCTAATCTAAATGTTCCTAATTTCCAACTAGTATCTACAGCTGTATTAGAAACAGTCAAAGCAATAGCTCTAGCTCTTGCCCTTGTGTCTACTTTTGTTGTAGATGATGTTATAGTAAAGGGACCTAAAGATGAACTAGCTGATGCGTTGTTTGGATAATTTCTTAAATCTAATTGTATAATAGTATTACCTGATTGACTAATAAAATCAGGAACAATTCTACTAACCCTCATAATATTTTCACCATCACCTCTAAGATCAGCCATGTTAGTTGCAGCTCCCCTTATAACTTTTTGAGTAATATCATAATCACCAGAAGTTATATTAGCAGGAATTGCAGTAGTTACTGCTCCAGCTTCGACTTGATTAACTCCTGTTTCGTGTTCAAAATAAATTGTACTTCCATCAGTATTACCAGTTACATCATAAGACGCATCATCCCCTGCATCATATTTAGTACCATGAGGTAAACCAAATACAGCTGAGTCTTCCCATGTACTTCTAGGATATAAACTATTTGCATTACTAAACCATATAGGTCTTTTAGCGGTTGAATCTAAATAACTATACGTAACAGCTCTGTTAACAACATTTGAATCAGCTGTACAATAAAACCAAGTAACTTCACCAAACAAGTTATTAATACCTGCATATACTAATTGATTGGAAGTAGTATTAAGATTGTCATAAACATAGTCTTCTACTAAGCAGTCCATAGATTCTAGTTTACCAGTAAATCTAAAGAAACCATTATCAGACATCCAGTACGCAGCACCATCAACTTCTACTGCTGCATTCATACCTATCAATCCACAGTTAGTTCCTACTTGTTCGTAAGCAAATGTAAACGGAGTTCCAACAAAACGCATGGTAAATAAAGCGGTATCAGACCAGATATAAATTGCATTTCTACCTAGTTTAGCTCCCATGATCCGTGATCCGTCGGCCAGTCTTTGTGTACCAGCACTATTGGTTGCCGTAGGTGTATAAGTATTTATATCTTCCTGAGAAGAAAACCTAATAAACATATCATCTTGTGTAGTTTTATCTCCAATAGTTTTTTCTGTACCAAAAAATACTAAGTGACGATCGGGAGTAGATACCAGCATGTCACGGGATGCGGTTGGTGCTCCTGCTATAATAGTTGCTCTAGTTGCTGTTGCATTTGCTGCATCACCATCCCATTCAAAACATTCTCCATTATGTATTAGTGCTATAAGAGTTGTACCTAAATTGTCCAAGGACCATAAACCCGGATCTGTTACTTTATCGGTGTTGGCTGCTGGTGATCCCCACCCAGTCCAAGAAGACGTATTAGTAATAGTCGCTCCTCCACTGTGTGCAGATCGTGTTGAACCTCTTACAGCTCTAACAATTCCAGTAAAACTTGTGGCAGTGACGCCTGTGTAAGAAATATCTTCTGTTCCTATTGTAATGTAATTTGTTCCTGAAGTTGGAAACCCTGTGGTACTGCCAACATTAATTGTAGTTCCGGATCCACCTGTTCCAAATGCATTGTCTCCTAAACCTGGAGCTGTTAAAGTTGTAGTAACTGAACCTAAAACACTTCCACCCCATAGTGCTATACCCCATCCGTAAGCTCCAATTTGTTCTGCTGGTCCTACATGATAATATTGATAATAAGTAATGCCTCCAGAAGTAGTTGCTCCACTTCCTGTTTCATTACTTGGCATCGTAATAGTAATAGTTGTGTTAGTTGGTACACTAGTTACCATAAATTTTTTGTCAGCAAAATCTGTAGCTGTAAAATTAGAATTAGTTATAGATGAAAATGTAGAAGCATCACCAAATAGTATTATATCTCCAGCAGAAAAACTGTGAGTTCCTGGAAATGTAATAGTAACTGTAGGTGAACCATTTGTAGTACTGAAACAATTTGTAATAGCTGTTCCTGATGGATTAACTAAAGGATGAATATCGTAGTATACTCCACCAGAATATACATATAAAATTCTATTAGTTCCTATAACTGAAAATTTTGTAGAAGCTGTATTAACAAAATGATGCAAACCTCTTGCCACACCAGTTAATTTTGATTCCCCTAATTGACTCCAACCACCTATTTTTTCAGGTGTACCATATCTAAAACGAACATTCTCGCCGCCTGTCCATTGAGACTCAGCCCCTGTTGATGTGACTTGTTTGTTGAACCCTGGTAGGAATCCTAATTTTTGTAACATATAACCTCATTATAATACTATTTTAAAAATGCTGGTAGGCCTAACATAGGTCTTCCATCAAATTTGTTTTTGTCAGCAAATGGGCCATTTACATGATTATAATGTAGAAATACTTGACCGCAAATGTTCCCGTCAAAAGGCTCTCGCCAATGTTCGAGTTCACAGCCACTATATACTAGCATATCACCTACTTCAAGCAAGACTTTTGTGCCTTTGGGAGCGTTAGGTTTATGTATATTTTTTTGTTCATCAATAACATTATCAGCACCAGTGCCATCTATAAAAATTGGCCAAGGGTCACCACCTAAATTAATCGTAGTAGATATTTCACAACTAGGTCTATCTTTATGTCTTTTTAATTCATCCCCTTTTTTATATATTCTAGCGTATGAATAAGTTGGAATTAAATCTAGGTCTGTTTCTTTTTTCATTACAGGTAGCATTTTAACTAGTAATGTTTCCATTACTTGATCTCCATAATGTGCATATGTATTAGGAATTTGTTGATCTTTCCAAGTACCAAACATACCATTGTCATGAGTTATATTATTATCATACATATACTTAGCTGCATCTCTTTTTAATAAAAAATAGTTAAATACAAAATTAGCTAATTCATAACTAACTGCTTTTTTAATAACTTGATATTTATTGAACATTGAAGATTTCCTTATCTGTTTCATTACAAAGTAATTCTAAATTAAGTGTTATTCTTTTTTCTGTTTTTGATGGATGTGGGCAGTGCATTAAAAATGCAGGAAAAATTAACATCTCTCCTTCTTGTGGTTTTAAATGTAATTGTTCATTATTTAGTTTAAAATCTATTCCTTTATGTTGAGTAACTAAATACATTACAGAATTTATAGTAGCTTTCTCTATATGATTATGCCATCCAGTATCATTAAATTTATTATCACTTATGTAACACCAAATTTCAAAATCTGTGCTTTTTAAAGTAAATTTATTTAATTTCTTTTTAGCTTCATTAATAAATATATTATATAGACAATCTTGATATTTGCTTTTAACAAAAAAACTTCCTTTACCTTTTATTTGATATCTTTGTTCTATACATTCTTTAATTAATTCGTTTTTAAAATGGTTTATTTTTTCATTAATAAAAGAAGAATGTATTAAGTCTTTAAGCATTAAAACCCTCCTGTATAAAATTAAATGAAACCGATATTCTTATATCATTACTATTATTAGGTTCAACAGAATGCCGTAACCAAGCAGGAAACATAATTATTCTTCCGGGTATAGGTGCTAAATAACATTCTCTCCATAAATGTTGTGGTAGCGTACCAGATTTTTTAATAGGCATATTTATTTCTACTCCTGATCTTGGATCCTCACAAACAAGTTTACCAGAATTTTCTTGAGCTTGTACATAATAGACACCAGACCATAAACAATTGGGATGTACATGAGGTTTATTGTATGCACCTGGGGGATTTAGATTAGCCCATATATTACCTAATTTAGGTTTTCTATCTATCCATTCTTCTTGATATATTTCATTTTGCATATTATATAATTCTTTAATTAATGCCTCGAACTCTTTATTCGATGCATCAAAATTTTTAGAATGCCAACCGTGCATATTTGTTTTCTTAACACCTGGATCTTTTTTAGACATGTCTACAATTACATTCGTTAATAAATCATTATCTATTGTTATATCTTTTGCATAAATAATCGTTGGAAAAAATTGTTCTTTAATCATTTAAATGGTTTACCTCCAAACCAAACAACTAAAGATTGTCTAACTCCACGAGTTACTTTATTTACTCTGTGATTTAAAAATGACGCAAAACAAATTGCGTGTCCTTGTTTTATCTCTTTAAATCTTCCAGGTGCTATTAATTCTAGATCTCCTCCTTCAAACTCTGAAGGATCATTTAATAACAATGTCATAGATATTTTTCTAACAGGCGGTTCATGTTTCATAACTGTATCACAATCCATATGCCAATCGTAGAACCCTCCTTCTGGATATTCTGTATATTGTGCGTTCTCGGTAATTTGTATATCACCAAAACCAAAATGGTTTTCATTTGCTCGTTGTATAAAGTTATTAAGATCACGATACATATGTCCCATTTCTTTAAAAGGTATCCAAGATATTGTAGTTACTCTTTTCTTTGTATCTGTTCCTCCACCTGGTTTACCCATACCTACTTGTGCTTGTTGAGGTGGTTGTCTTCTTCCACATTCTATAATCTGTCTACATTGATCGGGTGTAAACAAAGGTGTAGTTGTTTGTATTATCCAACTCTTCCAGTTAGGTTCTGTAATATGTCTGTTTTCGTACATTAACTTACTCCTCTATTTATCATCTCATTATATTTTACATCGCAGTTTGCAGCTAAAGTTCTTCTATAACCTGGGCCATTAAATGGATATACAAGATGTCTTAAATCATAAGGAAAAACATAAAAATCTCCATCAACTACTTTTGGTTCATAATCAACATTTGCAAATTGACCAGAAGCTGAGCCTAATAGTTGTAATCGTCCATTTTGTGGATGGTCTTTTGATGAATATTCATCGCCAAAACTTTTAGGTAATTTTAAAATCATCACTGAAGATAAACCTGTAAATAAATTACCTTGATGCACGTGCACTGGATTATATTCATTTTCTTTCATTTCATTTACCCAGATAGAATTTAAATGTATCTTATACTCTTTTACTCTATTCCAATCTAAATAATGTTTATAGCATTCTTCAAACCATTTTAAAATAGTTAGAGGAAGTAAATTATGTTTTTGCATAATTTTTTCATCTTCACCATTATAAAATAAACTATGTTCTTTTTTAATTTTACCAACAAGTTGTTCATTGGCAGGTATTAATTGTTTAAATTTTTGTTCATAAATTTCATTTATTGATAGATAAATATCAAAAGGCACTCGATATTTTAATATCGACTGACCCAAAAATACAAAATTAAATTTCATCTAAATTAATTTCTTTATAACTTTTAGCAGCCTCTCTTATAGTTTTAACTTCACCATCTTTTAATACTTGAATTGGAAATTCTTGAATACCTAATTCTAGTCCTGATAAATATCTATTGTTACCATAGACAACTTCATATTTATCCCCATTATCAACAACTAATAATGGATTAATTATATACCCAGTTTTTTTAATATGATCTCTTACTTTTTTATAGAGATCAGATTGTCTTTGATTACTGGGGTTGCGCTCCAAGTTTTGATTCTTGAGACAAAGCTTCTCTTTTTTGACCTTCAAGTTGTACCTTCTCTTTCTTTACACGTTCAATAGTTTCTAACTGACCTAATACGTTAAACACTTCTGGTTGACTAGATCCAGAAGTTAAAGTATTTTTTCTGTTAACCATTATTTGATGATAAGATTCTAATTGATGAGTATTAACATCTTGTTTATCAAAAGAACCATCATCATTTTCTTTTTTAATTTTAGACCATAATTTAATTTCTCTCATTCTATCTTTTGCTGTTAATTGCATTTGTGCTTTAGCAAATGTTTTTTCATCTAGATCTATTTTATAAAGTTCTTTTTTATATTCATCAGTTTCTTTTTCTAATTTTTTGTCTAACTGTTTAATTTTAGCTTCATTTCTTCTGTACTCAAAAGATAGTGTCATTAAATTTTCTAAATAAACATTTTGTTCTCTAACACATTGCCAATATTTAGAAGCTTTAGTTGGATATTTATAATCATTTAAAACCGAAAACCTCATTTCAGTTTCAGTTCTAAATACTTGTTTTTTCGTCCAAGTGTCTCTAAGCTCTCCTGTTAATTCTTTAAAAGCACTAACATCTTTAGGGTCTAAAATGTTATGTAGATTAGGTGCTTCCTTTTCTATTAATGCATGTATATTACGTTTTTCTGTCATTTGTATCCTTTCATTTATTTTTAATATAACCATTACTGGTTATAAGTCAATCTCTAACTTGATGTTATAGTAACTGTAGTAGGTCCTGCTGCTTGATATTCTTCTGTTGCATCTGTATTACCTGAACTTTCATAACCACCTGCTATCCAACCGGTTTGAGTTCCTGCAGTTTGACTAGCGTATGCATTGTTTTGTCGAGCGGTGCTCATAGATGCTGTTGTAGACCAGCTTGTTCCATCATAAACTTGTGCAACTGTAGCCGTAGGTGCACTACTTGTTCCACCACCAATAATAGCTGCAGTCTGAGGTCCCCATCCTTGAGCGGAAAGACCTTGAGGTAAAGCAGTTCCTATAGTTCCACTAGCTGTCCAAGACGAACCATTATACTCAAAACTTTTTCCTGACATGCCTGGACCACCATCACCGCCACCAATCCACGTTGCTGTGTTTGGTCCATCTGCAGCTGTTCCAGCTGTAGGAAGAGGGGTATCATTTCCGGCTGACCATGAAGTACCGTTGTAATCTAAAACTCTAGTTACTCTTGCAGGTGGAGGATCTCCTATTCCACCTATCGCAATAGCTGCTGTTTGACTAGCACCAGAACCGGTTGCATAAGAATTTCCTCCAGGACCAATAGCTGGTATAGCACCACCTGCAGTCCAGTTAGTTCCATCCCATTCGTAAGTTGCTGTTCCTGGTCCATAAGAACCAATACCATCAAATAATAATCCTGCAGCATCAGGTCCTGTTGAACCACCTATAAAAAAGTTTGCGGGAATATTATTTCCTGCTGTCCATGTACTACCATTGTATGTCCATGTTAAATTTTTTGTATCTCCTGGATATTGTAAACCTCCTGCTAACCATGCAGCAGTTTGTGTTCCACCTGATCCACCACCTCTAACTATTTGAGGCACTGTTCCACTAGTAGACCATGCGGCTGTAAGACTTACTCGTCCTTTTAATAAATTTGTAGTTGTGTTATACCAAATTTCTCCAAGAAGAGGATTAGTAGGATCCGAAGCTGTAATTGGTATATTGTTTCCGTTTATATTTATATAAGTTGCCATAATTTTTTAAGTCGTTGTAATAGTTCTTGTTTCTGCTACCCCTGCTGCTTGAAATTCAAGCGTTGCAGTTGTTGGTGATTCACCAAATAGTAATCCTTGAGTATAAGCTGTTGCAACTCCACCATTACTGCCTCGTCTTGCAGAAGGTAAAGCAGTCTCTGCTGACCACGCAGAACCGTTCCAAAAATTTACTTTATCAATGTCACCCAATGATGGTTCTCTAACTCCACCGTATATTAGAACTGCTGATGAATTTGTACCGCCAGAACCTCCATGAATACCATCTGATCCTGGTGAAAGACCTGTTATAGAAGTCCAGCTTGTACCATCATAATCTAAACAATCTACTGTTGTGTTATTTGGTGGCACGAAACCAGAAGCCAGTACAGCAGAACTTGTAGATCCAGATAAAAAACCACCTCTTTGTCCTGGAGGAGAGGGGTTTACTGTAGTCCAAGATGTTCCATTATAATGTTCATTGTGAGTTCCTGTCGGTGCTCTTCCTACAAATCCTAGCGCACTATTATTTACTCCATAAATTGCATTAGCTCCATAACCGGATGTATTTGTAACTCCACCTGCAGTAAAACCTGATCCATCATATTCTTCAGTAACATTATAAGTTGTAAAAGGAGAGTTTGTATAACCTCCAATTAAAGATGCAGATGCAGATGCTCCGCCAGCTGATCTTGATCCATAATTGTTACTAGAACTAGGTCCATTTGTCCAAGACGTCCCATCGTATGATTCTACAACTGTAACTGCTCCTAAAGTACCTTGTAATGCTATAGCAGAATTTTGTGAATCTCCTGCACCATTACCTCCTTTAGAGTCATTCATAGATCCACCAGTAGCCCAAGCTGACGTTGTTGTAACCCCTCTTACCTTAGCGGTGTTAGAAGTAGAGTTATACCAAACCTGTCCCACTGCTGCAGGGCTAGGATCTGATGCAATGTATTGCACCTTTTGTCCAAATATGTCGTAATAAGTTGCCACTTATTATTCCTCCAATGTTATATCTTCTGGTCTAGATTCATACGCTGGATGACTAGGATTTTTTCTGTCGTCATCGTCTGGTATGGAGTCCCAATCAGATTGTGCTTGCGTAATTACTGCATCAACAATTGCTTGTGCTTCAGATAAAGTTTTGTGACTTCCAGCCACTCCCGAAATCCATCTGTTAGCATCTTGATTGTTAATATTGACTTTCCACACATCACCAGGAAATGATCTAAATTCAATCTTCCTAGCATCATCGTGCGTAATAAAACCTTTACCCCAGTTTTTTGCTACACAGTATTGATAGTTTGCCATAGTTTGTCCTCCTTAACTTGTTGTTAGTGTTTTTGTTACTACTTGATTTGGACCTGTCCATTCTTCAACATTAGTATTTCCGGGTCCTCCTCCTGAAACCAACGTAGATAAATTAGTTGCATCTGCCATAGTAGCAGGAATTGCATATCTTGCAGTATTTAAACTTGCTGGGTTAGTAGACCAACAAGTTCCATCCCAAGTCTCAACAGCAGCAGGAGTACCAGGTCCACCACCTGCAGCTAAAGCAGATGTAGATATACCACTACCAAAAGCGGCTCTCCCTGTGTTCATTGAATTTTTTGTAGACCAAGCTGAACCATTCCAAAGTTGAGTTACTGCAGTAACTGGACTATCTCCTCCAAAAGTTAAAGCTGCGTTTGGCACTACACCAGCAGCTGCTTGATTAGAACTTCCTGAACCTTGAGCTGTTCCAGCTGTCCAACACGTTCCATCCCAATCTTCTACTCTTGTGTTAGATCCACCAGTTGGTGTTCCTCCGTATAAAGCACCTAAACTTGTTCCTGTTCCTAATCCAGCTCTTGCATAAGAATATGTACTAGTAGGATTTGCATTTGACCAACAAGTACCATCAAAAAGAGTATTAGAGTTTGCACCAACAGGACCACCATCTCCAGCAGCTACTGCTGAAGTTTGTGTTCCAAAACCATTAGAATAATCACCATCTTGCGTCATGTTATTTGTAGCAGTCCACGATGTTCCATCAAAAGATTCGCAAAGTAATGAAGGAGGACCACCGGCTGAAGTTCCAAAAACTAAAGCTGACGATGAAGACGTTCCAGAAGCACCACTTGAAACGTGAGTGTTGCTAAGACTAGCAACAGTTGCAAAGGTTCCTATTGTTACAAATTGTTGTAATTTAAATAAACTATTAACATTGTCATACCAGATTTGACCTTCAATCGTACCTGTACTAGATGCCAGCGACTGTACAGCCGCTCCTTGAATTTCTCTATACTCAGCCATTATTTATTCTGCAACAACCAACCTTGAGTCGCATCTACATAGACCAGTGTGTTCGCCGCTCTTTCTGTAGACACAGTCAAATCTGCTGTTGCCCCCTGTATTTTGTGGCCATTTCTAGCAATTGTTAAATTGTTAGTGTCGAATGTACCCGCGTAATCTATGAATGAAACGAAGTCTCCAATTGCAGCGGAAGTTGGTAAAGTCAAACTAAATGCTCCACCTGATGTATTACAAAAATATCCGTTACCTGCGACAGCATTTGATGGGTCAGCTGTAATAACTGCTTGCCATGAAGCACCACCTGTTACTTCAGCCCAAGATAAAGCTCCTGAACCGTTGTTTGAAAGAACTTGCCCCGATGCTGTTGCTTGTGCACCTGGCCATGTAATAGTGTAAGTAGTTGTAGTACCAGCTGCTTCTTGTGCAATATATTGGCCACCGGTTGTGTCTTGTAATCTTAAATCTCCTTGAGCAGCAATAGATAAATTACTACCATCCCAAGTTAAATTAGCAGAACCACCAAAGGCTCCTGAGTTATTAAATTGAATTTGTGTGTTTGATCCACCTGGTGACGTTGCGGCACCAAAACCAACATCATAAACTCCTGTGTTAGTTGTAACACCATCAAAATAAACTAGCTTCCAACCTTTATCATCGGTTGCCCAAGTAACTGTTGCACCTGAACCTGAAGCTGCTTTTAATTGTAATGTTTCTGCGTTTGTAGTGGCGTTCTTAATTAAATAAAAATTTTCTGTTAAAACTGGAAAGGTAACTATTCTTGATCCTGTAAGAGCACCTGTAAATTCTATAACTCTGGTAGCAACTAAAGAACCTGTTCCACCATCTGTTTTATCAAATGCTGTAGTACCTGATCCCGCTATTGCTTGTGTAGCATAACCACCAGAGATTTGCTCAATGATGTTTAAATTCGTGTTAGTCTTTGTTCCCCATGTACCAGCGTTTTCACCGGTTACCATTAACTCTACGCCTAGAGGTGTGTAAGTTGATGTCATTGTTAAAATCTCCTAGTTTGTTAGTTTATATTGTTTATTTAGTTTTAAGTCAAACATAATTATGCAGGAGTTTTTCTTGTATATCCTGTACTTGTTTTAGGTGTTAATCTTGTATATCCCGTACTCGTTTTTGGGGTTAATCTATGGTAGTATTTTAATATAATACCAGCATCATTTAAGCTTGTAGTAGCAACTTGACCTGTTGGAAATACATTAGACAACTGAGTAGTTGTTACAGTTCCCAGAGCCGATGTTAATGATATACCTGTTGGATCTACTAATGTTACTGGTAAAGCTTCTACAGAACCAAGAGTTGTTGTAGCTGATAACCCAGTTAATTGAAGAAGAGGATTAGAAGTAAATCCTAAAGTTCCTAAATCTATATCAGCTGATAAACCTGTTATTCCTATTGCATTAGAAGGTGTTAAACTTGCAACAGAAACTGTTGCCGACTGACCAGCTAATCCTACTGAATGATCATCTTCTGTTAATAATCCATGCGAGGATACTAAACCTAATCCTGTAAGTGTAAATGTAAGATCTGACTTAACAGTTGATAAAGCTCCAAGAGTAGTTGTAGCAGATAAACCTGTTAATCCAACAACATCTGCAGGAGTAACTGTTCCAAGAGTTGTTGTTGCACTTAAACCAGTTAAACTAAATACTGCTGACTCAACTGAGCCCCAACCATTTTGACCCCAGTTAAGTGTGCCCCAACCAGGTTTTATTTCAATTAACTCTGTTGGTATTCCAAGGGATGTTGTAGCTGAAAGTCCTGTAAGTGAAACAATAGGTGTGTCACCCCAAGATTGATAACCCCAAGTTTCACGACCCCAACCTTGTGTAATAAAATTAGTATCACCCCAGTCAGCTCGTCCCCATTCATAACGTCCCCAACCTTCGGGAACACCTGAATAAGCCAGGCCTCCTAAATTTGAAGTAGAAGAAAGACCCGTTACTGTAAATGTAACGTCAGCCATTTTTTACCCCTATGCTATCTGAATGATTGCGTTTCCTGCTGTTTGTGCTGGAAATTGAATTGTAAAAGTTCCACTAGTAACAGTTTTGTCCGCACCAAAATTAATTGTACAAACTGCTTTATTAGAATTTGTTGAATTATAAATTAAACAACCTCTTGCTGTGAAAGAAGCTGATGAACCCCAACTTGTATCAGCAAACTTACAACAAGCCGTGTCACCAGATAAAACTGGAGTTGTACTTGTTAAACTATTTCCACCTGTTGTGTATCCAGATGAAGTTGAAGTTACTTCATAAGTGTTTGTTGGATCT